CCACCGTGCCGCTGGCTGTTGACGCATTGCTCGCCCCTTACCGCGTGGCCGGGTTCTGATCCGTGCGCGCCGGCAACCTTGACCGCCGAATCACGATCCAGGCCATGACGGCTGGCGTTGATGCGATGGGCGGCCCGACCGAAACGGCCTCGACGCTGGCGACGGTATGGGCCAGCAAGCGCGACCTGAGCGGCAAGGAATGGTTCGCGGCGCAGCAAATCAACACCGAGATCACTACTGTATTTACGATCAGGTATCGCTCCGACGTGACCCTGAAGCACTCGATTCTGTACGGTTCGACCACCTACAACATTCACGCGATCAAAGAACTTGGCCGCGAGGAAGGGCTTGAGATCATGGCGGGGGCGCTCAATGGCTAACATGATGGAGTTCAAAGGAGGCAAGGAACTCGAAAAAGCGTTCGAGGACCTGGGAAACCCGCGTGACATGAGGGCCTCCGGGCGCCGAGCGTTGCGAGTGGCGGCCAAGCCGATGCGCGATCAGGCAAGGGCAAATGTTCCGACCGATACCGGGATCACTCGAAAGGACATCCAGGTACGCAATGAAAAGATCGGGATCGCGGTATCGGTTGGTCTTAGTGCCAATAAGGGTGGACGCGCATATATCGGTCGGTTCCATGAGTTCGGGACAGTGCACATGAAGGCGACGCCATTCTTGCGTCCCGCCGTAGACGAAAACCAAGGACGGTTTATTGAAATCCTAAAGTCAGAACTATGGGCGCAGATTAAGAAGCAACTCACCAAACAGGGGCGGTGATGGAAAAGGGGCTGTTCGAGTACCTGCGTGACAACGTAACGATCAAGGCGATCATCAGTCAGCGCGTTACCCAGGATCTTTTGCCGCAGAAACCAACCTATCCTGCGCTCACCTTCTATCGCATAAGCACGGAGCGCAACCGCGCGATGGGCGGATCTTCTGTGCAGAAGCCGCGGTTCCAAATCGACTGCTGGGACACCAGCAGGAACGGTGCTATGGCATTGGCCGATGCCGTGCGCGGGCAACTCGATTGGGAATCGGGCGCGCTTGGAACATCCACCATTCTCCACGCCGAATGTATTGACGAGCGAAACGACTACGACGCGGACGCCAAGGTATTCCGCACATCTCTGGACTTTTACATCTGGCAGGCTGAATAACGATGGCAACTCAGGTCCTACAGAATTGCAAATGCTGGCTCGACAAATACGAACTACACGGAAGCCTCAACGCTATGGCGCTTGAGTACAGCGCAGAAATGTTGGACGACACTACATTCGGCCACGACACCAAGAGCAATAAGGGAGGGTTGAAGACGGTCAAGGCTCAGCATGAGGGGCTATGGGATAGCGACACCCTGGACCCGGCGCTGTTCGGACTCATCGGCACCGCCGACAAGCCGATGACGATCAGCCCGGTCGCTGGCGCGGTGGGCGACATCGCCTATTTTTTCCTGTCGAATCTCGCCACCTACAACCCGGCAAGCGGGTCTGTGGGCGAGATTGTCGGGTTCTCCGTGGCCGCAGATTCTACCGGGAACCTCATCCGCGGCGAGATCCTGCTGAACTCGGCAGCGCTCACTGCATCCGGCAACGGCACGGCGCGCGAACTGGGGGCGGTATCAGCGACGCAATCGCTCTATGCCTCGCTGCATGTGATGTCGGCGAGCGCAGCTGATACGCTCGATGTGGTGGTGCAGTCCGATGTGGATGCTAATTTCTCGACGCCCACGACGCAGATCACGTTTACCCAGGCGACGGCCGCAACATCGGAGTGGAAGACCGCGGCCGGCGCAATCGCGGACACCTTCTACCGCATCAGCTACACCATCGCCGGGACCAGCCCGTCATTCTCTGCCGTGGTAGCCGTCGGCATCAGGTAAAACCGATACCATCACCCAACAAGCCCGCCTAGTGCGGGCTTTTTCGTTTCTGGAGGAACCATGGCCACTCTCGTATTAACCGATGCCTATGTGAGCATCAACAGCGTCGACCTGTCAGATCACGTCAAATCCGTATCCATCGACTACAGCGCCGAAATGCTGGACGACACGGCGATGGGCGACACCACCAAGAGCAACAAGGGCGGCCTCAAGGACTGGGGTATGAAGATCGATTTTCACCAGGACTACGCCGCTAGCAAGGTGGACGCGACCATGTTCCCTCTGGTCGGTTCTACGTTCACCGTGATCGTTCGCCCTGTAAACACGGGTGGCGTGTCCGCCACTAATCCAAACTACACTGCAACCGGAATTCTCGAATCTTACAACCCAGTAGGCGGCGGTGTCGGCGAGTTGGCCGGAGCGTCGATCAGCATCAAACCGGCTGGAGCACTCAGCCGAGCTACCGCTTAATAGGAGTAGATAAATGGCTCTGCTCAACAAAGACCAAATCATCGGAGCGTCGGATCTCCCGTTTGAGGACGTTCAAGTCCCGGAGTGGGGCGGAGATGTGCGAATAACAACGATGAGCGGGATTGAGCGCTCCGCGTACGACGCATCGCTTTTTCCTTCAGGAAAATACGATCCGAGACATTTCAGGGCAAAGTTAGTCGCTCATACGGCAGTGGACGAGTCCGGGTCGCGCATCATATCGGACGACTCAATACCGGCCCTTGACGCGAAGGCGGGGAAAATACTTGACCGCTTATGGGAGGTCTCGGCGCGGCTTAACGGAATTGGTCCGTGGGCAGAGGATGCCATCAGAAAAAACTCGAAGGCCAGCCGTTAAGGCGATACGCCTTCCGGCTGGCCGAGCGCTTAGGTATGACTGTAAAAAATCTACTCTTGCAGATTGATTCTCATGAGCTTACGGAATGGATGACATTTGACGTTATTGAAGCGCAGGCTAAAAAGAAGGCGTTGGATGAGGAGCGATTGACGGACAATGCAGTCGGTAAATTAGCGGCACGCAAAGGCCATCGATGAGCGACATTATCGGACACCTGAAGGCCATCCTTGAGCTTGAGAGCGCTCAATATACAGAAGGCATGAAGCGCGCCCGCAAGGACGCAAGCGACATGTCGGAAGGCATGACGCAACTCGGTGGAGCGGCAAAGCTTGCTGGCGCAGCAATCGCAACTGCTGCAGTGGCTGCGGCGGCTGGTATGGCGGCCATGGTCAAGGCGCAGATCGATGCAGCCGACGAAGCCGGGAAAGCAGCGTCGAAATATGGAACAACTACCGAAGCTATAAGCGAACTGGATTACGCAGCGAAAATGTCTGGCGCATCATTGGATGCGGTAGGCGGCGCCATGCTCAAAACACAGCAGGCGGCGATAAATGCCGCCAATGGCTCGAAGGAGATGCAGCGCGTATTCAATCAGTTAGGAATCGATGTAAAGACATTCGCGCAAATGTCGCCTGATCAACAGCTTGAGGCTATGGCCGATGCTCTTCAGGGAATAGAGAATGTTTCACAGCGAAACGCACTGGCAATGAAAGTCATGGGCGAGAGCGCCGCCGGTCTCGCAGATCTAATGAAGGACGGAAGCGCCGGGATCCGTGATCTACGAAATGAAGCGGTAGATATGGGTCTATCAATATCTTCTGACACAGCAAAACGTGCAGCAGATTTCAACGACAACATGGATCGCCTGAAGAATACCATGTCTGGCGTTGCCATGGAGATTGCCAATTCCGCTCTTCCTGCGCTAAACAGAATCGCAGAGGTGATGGCGGAGGGCGCGAGGACAGGAGGTATCCTGCGAGGAATCCTTGCGGGCGTAGACCAAGGTGTGCGCGAGATAGCCGGTATAGCTGGCGACGGACCGAGCAAGCCGCTGCTTGACGCGCAGGTCAAGGCGCGCGATCTGCGAGAAGAGTTGCAGAAGTACGAGGACCTGCTAAAGCGTCCAGAGATTCAAAATAGTCCAGCTTTCGCTATGATGCAAAAGCGAGCCGATGACATCAGGGCAAAGCTTGCAAATGCAAATGTGGAAATGCAGAAGCTCGCAAATCCAAAGGAAATTCCGAAGGTAGCAACTACTTCGCCAATTGTACCAGCGGACGATCCAGATGCGCAAAAACGCGAGAAAGACAAAATTCGCGAGCGCTTCGATACATTACAGGCGTCATACTATAACGAGGAACAGGCGCTTGCCGTATCTTTGGCAAACAAATTTAAAATCATTCAGGATTCCGAAGCGCTAGCGGATGTAAGCGATGACGCTCGCAATGAGCAACGTCAAGCCGCAATAACTGCCTATGAATATGGAATTTCTGATGTGCATAGGAAGGAGGCCGCTAAACGCCAACAGATAGAGCAGGGGCTAGCAGAAGCGAAAGGTCGATTGAACATGATGGTATATCAGTCGTCGATCTCATTGTTACAGGCTATCCCTGGCGCCACTAAGGCGGCGGCCCTTGCCGGAATCGCTATCCAGAAATGGTCTGCTATTCAAGCGGCTAAGAGTGCATCGTTGGCCGCCGGAGAACTCGCGTTCGCAAGCCAAATCATACCCGGCGATCCGACGTCGCTTGCTAGAGCAGAAGCAGCAAGGGCGGCAGTGCTCCAGCAGGGCGCGGCAACTGTCGGTCTGATCACGGCGCTAAATATTGGATCTGGTCTTCTGGAAGCGGCCAATGTGCTCAAATCAAATGACTCGCCAAGCGCATCAGGTACAGTGACATCGTCTGGCGGTCAGAGCGTAGTGGCGCAAAGCGCGACGGCGGCAGCGACTCCGCAAACTGTAGTGCATGTGTATGTTACGGGAAATGTGATGACGAGCGACTTCACGCACCAACAGGTCATACCAGAGATCAAGAAATACCTTGATGGCGAGGGCGTCCTGGTGCAACAAGGAACGCGGCAGTACGACATCCTGAAGGCATAGAGAGGAAGCTGTGACAGCCATTACATATATCGCCAAACGCGGCGTGATCAGCGGGCACACGGCGTCCATGTCATATAACCTGGAGACATCTGCGATGGATGTCACGCCGTCACATTCTGCGGATATGTCGAGCAACATCACGCTTGACGGTACTACAGAATCTCTACTGAACAGAATCGATAAAAGCTATTCAGTATCCACGGGATGGATCGCGTCATCAAGCGTAGACGCGTGGTGGGAATTCATCGACTCCGTTGCGGCGGCAGAGACGTTCACATTTGATGCAGTCGGCACAATTGCCGTACCAGTAAACCCGATTATAGTAGTGCTTGAAGGAAAGGCGCGCTGTTCCCATACAGCCGGCGGGATCTGGTATCGATTTTCGTTCACCGTGCGAGAGGCGACCTGATGCGCTCCGACAATTCAGCGTTCTCCGCCGCGACGCATTCGCTTAGCAAATCAATGCGTTTCGTCATTGAGCTGAGCTTTGATGAAGCGCACACCGATCTCGTATATATCACTTCCCATGCCGATTGTCTTACGCCTGTTGGCGCCACGGTGATCTCATCGGTGCTGAACAACGTTTCCGGATCTTCCCAGAGACTTGTTCCTGACGAAGGACGCGCGGAGATAGGAACGATCACCTTCGACGCTGATGACATCGGAGGCGCGCTCTCGACGCTGTTTCGCACTAAAGAAATAGCCGGGTATGGCCTGCGCGGCAAACGCGTTCGTCTATATATCGGAGAAGAATCACTCACTGCGTGGAGCGATTATATTCTTGCGCAGACACAAATCGTGGACCCGAAAGGCGTCCGCGCTATGGATAAAGGAGTGTACAAATTCAGGTGCTCGGATATACAGCGCAGTCTTAGGAAAAATATATTCGATACGATCAAAACAAATATAACGTCAACTGTGAATCCGGACGATTCCACAATCAACGTGGTGAGCACGTCAGCGTATGAAATGTTCGCGCACGATTCCTCTTATACAGATTCGCCGAACGCAACGGTAGGGTATATAAAGATCGGAGACACGGTAATCCGGTATACCGGCAAGACGGCGACCACGTTTACGGGGTGCGTGCACGGAGTGCTTGGCACGAAGAAGGGAAGCTATGAAATTACCGCAGGTGCGTCACAGGACCGCCAGCCAGAGGTGAAGGAGCACAAGTATCTCCAGGGTCCGGCAGCTAAAGTGCTGCTCGGGATTATCACTGGTTCGGCATACGGCCAGCCAGGCGTTACCCTCCCGAGCGGGTGGCATCTCGGAATCGCAGCAGAGTACGTTAACACATCGGAATTTACCGCAATCGGAACTGACCTATGGGATCCGTCAGATCCAACGCTAGGCTATCAGCTATATTTCTCTGGCCTAGAAAAGCAAGACGGAAAGAAATTCTGCGAAACGCAGATCTGCATGCCAATGGGCGCGTTCATGCCGATTTCGGCAACTGGAGCGCTAGGCCTACGTAGGATGGCATCGATCATCGCCGGCGCCTCGCCTGTGGCGGTGCTAGACGAATCCGTCGTCATTGGCCTTCCAACGCTTAACCATGATGACGGATCTGTACATAACACATATTCGATCAAATGGAATTGGGACGAAGCGCAGGAACAATTTACCAGAACGACGACATTGATCGACCAGGGATCGGCGACTCCATATGGAGATGCTGATCCAATCGAATGGGAGTTCCGAGGCTTGCATGGTTCACGCTGTACGGATGAGCTATTGGAGCAAAGGCTAAGGTCGTTGTGTGACCGTTATGCCGGTCCGCCGCTTCGCATGTCTCTCAATCTTCTGCACAGCCAGAATGCTCTTGAGGTTGGTGACACCGTGCGCGTTGTCCTCGCAAACGTGAATGACGCATCGGCTAACGGAGCGGCGAGCCTCGACCGCAGCATGGAGATTCAGCAGATCTCATATGACTGGAACAAGGGCGTACGAGTAGACCTATTCGGATCCACACGCCGCAGCTCCGCCTCCGCCATCAATCTGGCCTCCTATGTCGTTCCGGATGCGCACTACGCTACAAAAGGAACCGACCTATCTACCTATGGCGGTGTGACCATCTCCCTCGTCTCAGGCGTGTATCACATCACAGGAGGAACTGGTCTTGCCGCCGGGGTATACCATTTCACGCTGGGCCCACTTGAGCTTGATGCCGGAGTCACACTGCCAATCAGCGGAGACGTGCAAATCTGGTGCAATTATTTCGTCCAGATCAATGGTACATTCTCCGGAGCAGGCGCTGGACCCGCCGGTATTGCGGCGGGAGGATCCACCACCGGAACGGTTGGCGCGTACGGGACGACGCAATCCGAAGGGGGGATTACGCTCTATTTCGGCCTCGCCTCTGCGACATGGTCCCACGCATGCACTAGCTCCGGAACCGCGAAATCACCCAACGCCGTTCTTCCCCCCGTTGGGATCAGATATGACGGGAGCGTCGTCACCGGGATCCCGGCATCTCTGGCGGGTACGTCTGGCGGAGCAGGCGGCCACGTCTATAACGATTACACTGCCACGGTATTGGCCGCTGGAGGAGCAGGAGGCGCGGCTGGAGCGAGCCTTGTCATCGTGTCGCGCGGGGGCGCATTTGGCGCTTCCGGAATGGTCGACGTTTCCGGAGCGGACGGATCGCTCGGAGCAACAACGGCATTCGGATCTCTCACCCTATCGGCCGGCGCTGGCGCAGGTGGATCGGCCGGAATCTTTTTGTGGGCGATGGACGGCAATTTCTCATCCCCCGATCTCACTGGGCACGTGACCGCCACCCATGGGAACTCGCCAGTGCGAGCGACCGATTATCGAATCTCGGCCAAGGGTAGCCCGACATCATACGCGGCACAGACTGCGGACACACTGGTAAGCTATTTCGCGGGATTTTCATCGGCGGATGCCAGTCTCGCAAACTCATCCGTGGTGTATATCTCGGGGGATGAAACGGCCGCAGAGGACGTCCCGGCATACACATCTGATCCGACATTCACATCCGACAATGTCACCGTCGTCAACAATGTGCCTCCGACGCCAAAGGGCAATCTATGCACAATTGAGGCGGGAGTGACAGCCCCGTCCGATGGAAACTACAGCTACACCAACATATATGCGCGGGCGACTGGCCAGACGGGCTACACCCTCATGGGTGCCACCGCGCCAGAGGCGACCATGACCGTCACGGCCGACGGCACCACGTATGAGTTGCAGGCTCGCAGCGTCAGCAAGACTGGCTACGAATCACCATCTGGCCCAACGGCAACGATAACAGTCCACAATCTCACAACTCCTGTCGTCATCACCGACACGGCGCCGAGTGCCATCCTCACCGTGCCCAGCGTCACCGGCCTGGAGCTGTTCGAGCAGGGGAACAATGCCGAGTTCATCGGACGCGATGCCAAAGCAACGTGGCGCCGTGTAACCGCTTCGCAATGGTATGAACTGGGGGCCGCCCCCACTGGCCTGGGCGAGGGCGCGAGCAGACAGGACAGCTATTTCCGCGACTACAGGGTACGCGTCTACGATGGATCCACAAATCTCCTGCGCGAGGAGTTCGTCACTGACAACTGGTACGTGTACAGTCTCGAGAAGAACATCGAGGACTACACCCGCGTCAACGGTACGTTCGGTGCCAACAGGACGTTCACCGTCGACGTGGTGGTCAGGTGCAATCACACCACAGCTGTAAGCGCTGTTCCGGCAAAACTCACGGTGGCGAACCCGGCCCCGGGGCTCGGTACCGCGGTGAGCATGACCGCACTCACGCAATCGCTCCTGTTCGCCGCCACGCCGCCCACCGACCATGACCTCAGCGGCCTGGTCATCTGGTACAGCACGAGCACGGGATTTGCCCTCAGCGCCTCCACCATCCTTTATGACAGCGCGCCAACGGCAACCGTGAGCCCGGGCGGCCTCAAAGGCGGCACCACCTACTACGTGCGCTACGCCTACCGTGATGCGTTCGCAGACGGCACCGCCTACCATGACGGCACCGGTCTCAACGTCTCCGGCGAGTACGTCGTCACCACGATCAAGGCGGATGCGGCGAGCGAGATTGCCGGGCTCGGAAACTGGGCCACGCGCATTACGGCGGCGGATTCCGCGTTCATTTCTGCCAACGTGGGCAACGATGCCATATCGTCCACGCAGGTGGCCGGTATCGTAGCTGGGAAAATCCAGACGGGGACGATGGCCTCCAGGGTGGCTGTGTCTGGCGTCTTCTCTGCCACGGGCACGAGCAGCGCACTCAACGAGACCGGACTCAGCGCCGGGACTTGGCGCCTCGACATGGGGCCGGTGACGGATGGCGGTGTCACGTACATCGAGCGTTTCCACAATGGGAGCGGCACCAAGAATTTCTGGATCACGGACGCCGGAAGCGCGGGCTTCACCGGGGCAATCACCATCAGCGGAGCATCGAGCGGCTACGCCAATTTCTCGGACAAACCTACGGCGCTCAGCGGCATAAACAGCACGGAAGGAACGAAGCTAAGCGGAATCGCCACAGGCGCCGACGTGACGAGCACGGCGATAACCAATTCCGTCACGCTCAGTTCTGGAGCGCTGAACTTCCAATCGGCGGGAGTGACGACGCTCAGCGTCGATGGGACCAACAAAAAGCTGTGGATCAATAGCGGGACGTTCGGGAACAGCGGGATCCAGTTGGATTACAACGCGGG